GGACATCATTCTGGAAAACCTTATCAAGATCCTGACCGCCCTTGTGCTGACCCTCATCAGCGTCGGCGGCACCTGGCTCACAGTGCAGCTGGGCAAGCGTCAGGAGCTGGCCGCCATCACCGCCGCCACTCAGAACGTCATTGACGCTACCATGCTGACCGCTGCAGAATTGCAGCAGACTGCCGTGGAAGCACTTAAAAGCGCAGCAGAGGACGGAAAATTGAGTAACGATGATATTATGTGGCTTAATCAGCAGCTTCTGGCCCAGACCAAGGCAAAGCTCAGCGTCAACGTGTATGACCTTATCAACGCCGCCGGCGCCGACATCGAGGCCGTCATCCTGGGCGCCGGCGAGGCATGGGTGCAGGGCCTCAAGGGTAAGGAGTAAGAGATGGAATACGCCCGGGCGAGGGTCAAGCTGCCGCCGGAGCTGGCAAAGCTGACCACCACACAATTCAACAAGGCCATCGACGAGGCCAACCTGGGCGTGGTCGACACTCTCATCGCCCGGCGATATTTCCTCGACAAGATGCCGCAGGCCGACGTGGCCGCCGAGCTGGACGTAACAAGGGTTACCGTCACCAATCACGCCCGGCACATCCGCGGCCGTCTTGTAGACGTGGCCTCCCGCCTCCCGCAATAAGAAAAATCCCGCCATCCGGCGGGATTTTCTGCATTTATTTTTTTTGAAAAAGTTATTGACATTGGTGCACCAATGTGGTAATATAATACCACAGAGATAAATGAGGAGGAAGCATCAATGATTAAGTATTCCGTATACGAAGAAGACTTCGAGTTTCGTGGCGATTATCGCCAGACCGGCCTGACCGAGAGAGACATTATCGACCTTTACCAGGGCCTGTCCTTCACCGCTCCTACCCTGCTGGGCAGCTTTGATACTCTCGACGAGGCTCGTGCCACCCTGAAGAACGTCTGCCCGGTGACCTACCACTCTGATGCCGCACGCGGTGGTCTCGCTGTTGGAAGACTCGGCTATATCGCAGAAGAGGAGTACGACGAGGACGGAGAGTTCGACCAGTGCTCCACCATCTGGGACTACGCAGTGGAACCCATGGAGGCAGTAGATGGCATTTGAGCAGTCAAAATATGTGGACAACTACCGCAAGCAGAACATTCGCCGCATCGCAGTCAATCTCAGCCGCATCCACGATGCTGACATCCTCGAGCATCTGGAGCGAATGGAGAATATGCAAGGCTACATTAAGGCCCTGATCCGGGCCGACATTGAGAAGGAAAAATAAAATTTACCAAATTTATACCTAACTTAGACCGTGGTTTGACCCACGGTCTTTTCTTTTTCGATAAAATTAAACCACAAGAAAGGAGCTGACCTGATGAATTATCCTACCTACATCCCTATGCAGCAGCCGGCCATGCAGCCGATGATGGGCCAGCCTGCGAGCTTTTCGCAGCGGCCGGCTATGCAGCCTCAGCCCCAGCCTATGCGGCCCATGTACGGCGGTACCCCTCCGGTGATCCGGGTCAACGGTCGGCCCGGTGCCGACGCATTCATGCTGGGCCCCAATGAGGAGGTCATCCTCCTTGATGCCAACGAGGACATCTTCTACTACAAGGCCACCGACGGCGGCGGCTATCCCAGCACCAGAGCCTACCGCTTTGAGCTTCTGCCGGAGAGCGGCGCAGCTGCCGCAGTGAAATACGCGACCCTTGACGACCTTGAGGCCCTCCGTGTGGAGCTGGCCGAGATGAAAGGAGTGATCGCCGGTGGCAAGCAGCCTCGGAAGACCAAGACAGACGCAGAGGACTAACGGCGGTGCCCAAATGGGCACACACCCTGTACTGGCCGACTTCCAGGCGGCCCTGCAGCGGGGAGACCAGCGGGCCATCGAAGCCCAGCAGCTGCTCTCTGCCAATAACCCACAGCAGCTTCAGCGCGTGGCGCTCAGCATGCTCCAGCAGAGGGGGCTTACTCCTGAGAACGCATTAAAGCGGCTGGGCCTGCGCTGACAATTTAATACAGCTTCTTCTTTCAGTTTTTCGGAGGTCTTGATAAAAACTCCACCCGACACGCACAACGGGAGCGCGCCCCGATGTGGATAGATTTATCAACATTTTTCAAAACTGAAAGGAGAATTTTTTATGGGTGACAATTCTGGAGATCTCTCCCTGGGCTACATGATGGGCCAGAGTGAGGGGAACAACAACGGCGGCTTTGGCGGCATGTTCGGCGAGGGCCTCTGGGCCATCATCATCCTCGCCATGCTGGGCTTCGGCGGCGGCTGGGGCGGCGGCTTCGGCGGTTTTGGCGGCGGTGGTTTCATCAACGGCGCTCTGACCCGGGCCGAGCTCTACGACGGCTTTGCCATGCAGAACATCGACAGCGCCGTCCGTGGCGTGCAGCAGGGCATCTGCGACAGCACCTATGCCCTCAACAACGCCATCACGTCCGGCTTCTACGGAGTAGACCGCGGCCTCTGCGACATCGGTCATCAGATTTCTGACTGCTGCTGCACGACTCAGCGAAACATCGACTCCGTACGCTACGACATGGCCACCGGCTTCTGCAATCTCGGCAACACCATCCAGAGCTCCATCCGCGATGTGATTGACAATCAGAACGCCAACTACCGCGGCATTATGGACTTCATGGTGCAGGAGAAGCTGGCCGGTCAGGCTGCCGAGATCGCAGCTCTCAAGGGCGCTCTGGGCAGAGCTGAGGACCGCAGCTTCCTGGCAGCCAATCAGGAGGCACAGACCGCCGAGCTCATCCGTAGGCTGGGCCGCGACTGCCCCGTGCCCGCTTACGTAGTGCCCAATCCCAACTGCTGCTATGGCAACCCTGTGGGCATCGGCTACGGCTACTCCGGCGGCAACGGCTGCGGCTGCGGCTGCTGACGGACATAATCAGGGAGGGCCTACGCCCTCCCTTGAGAAAGGAGAATTAATATGTCTTGTAAACCCGTATGCCAGCTCTGCGACCGGCTGATCATCTCGCAGGCAGTGACCTTTGACGGCACTTCCCTTGTCATCAACCTGCCCGCCGGCGCCTACGCCAACGGCTGTAAGTACTGCATCGTCGTGGCCCAGACCATCCCTGCGGCCACCACTATCACCGCGCCCGTGGTCATTACCATTGGCGACGGCACCGAGGAATATCCCCTGACCAACCGCTGCTGCGCTCAAGTCACCGCTGCCGCGATCCGTACCCGGACCCGCTACTCCACCGTAGTGGGTACCAGCGCCACCGGCGGCAGCTTCAAACTGCTGGGACGCGCCAGCTGCGCCCCTGACTACTCCCTTGCGGCCATCGACGGCACCGCGCCTGCTGCCGCTCCCGCAGAAGGAGGTGGCGGCGCATGAATAATCTCATGAAGATGCGCATGCTTACCGGCGAGGGCGACCGTGGCCGGGATCGGGGCAGGGAATACCGCGGAGCCTATGAGCCTATGCGCTCTGCCTATGAGCCCACCGACGCCCGCTTCCGGGACCGCACCGGCCGTGAGCACTACGACAACGGACGCTTCGCTCCCACAAGGAGCGAGTACATGGGCGGCAGCTCAGGCGGCTACGACACCTACGGCACCTATGCCGGAGGCTATGACCAGCCCCGGATGGGTGACGACGATGACGATGACTACCGCCGTAAGTGGACCATCACGGAGAACCGGCACGACCCCGGCATGAATAGCGGCGTCGAGTACAATGACGACGGCATGCGCCGCATCCGCGGCTTTGCCGTCATGGACGGAGGCGCCAGAGCTAACTATCCCGGCCCCATGAAGGGGGACGAGATGGGCTGGCGCCGCGGCAGCGCCGAGAAGGGTTACTCCAGCGCCGATGGCTATCCTCCCTTCTCCCGCCATATGGCCGAGGAGTGGATGGCCTCCATCAAGAATGAGGACGGCACCATGGGTCCTCACTGGACCATGGAGCAGGTCAAAAACCTCATGCAGCAGCGGGGCATCAACGCCGACCCGGTCAAGATCTGGACGGCCATGAACGCGGAGTATTCGGACATGGCGATGATCGCCCGGAAGTACGGAATGGACCGGCCCGAGTTCTACCTGGACGCCGCCATGGCCCGCTGGCTCAATGACAAAGACGCCGTGGAGGACAAGCTGGCCGCTTACTACGCCTGCGTCGTGAAGCATTGAGCCGGTGGTAATTCGGTGGTAAATTTGACTGTTTAACATTGATTTTTGAACATCAAACTTGATGTGAAAACATCACTCCGAGGTGCCGGAAAAACCACCAAAAGCATTGAAAAATCAAGAAAATCCCGTAGTCACAAGGACTACGGGATTTTCCTTTTTTGGTGCTCCAGCGGGGATTCGAACCCCGAAAACGTGTCGTATAAGCATTGGAATTTCAGAATTTTTGAAATCCGGTGGTAAATCTGTGGTAATTACTCTTTGCTGCGGGTGAAGTTAGGAGGCAGAGGCGGGCCGTAAGTTATAAGGCCGGTCATGTAGCTATCTACCAGCTGGGCGGCGGCTATTTCGCCCTCGGTCATGGCATCGGTATAAACGGTCTGCCGCACATGAGAGTTTGCCCAACCGCCACGCTTATTTGAATAGACGTCGTCAATGCCCAGTAGGGCCATTACTGAGGCGTTTGTGTGCCGCAGGCCGTGCAGGTACCCATGCTCAATTCCGGCAAGCGCGCAAGCCTTGGTGATGCCGTTCCAGATGCCGGCGGTACTCATGGTGATGACATAGTCCTCAGTGCGAGGTAAGGCGCTTATCCGGGCCTCAATGTATGGGTCCAAAACAAGCCGCCGCGTGGAGTCGTCGGTTTTAGTCTCTTTCTCCACCAGTTTGTGGTTCTTGTCGTAGACCCTGGCGTTGACCACGTCGATATAGCCATGGTGGACATCCTTCCAGCGGAGGCCCTTTATTTCTGAGCGACGGAGGGAAAGCCAGGCCGCCAGCAGACCGGCCACTTCCACCTGCCCTCCTATGTCTGCCAGAGCAAGGATGAGCTTACGCAGGTCATCGGAGGAATAGACAGGAGGCTTTTTTTTAGGTTTTTTGGACGGTTTGACCAGCTCCGGAAACTTCAAGCCGGTGGCTGACTGCACAAGGGAGACGGCTTCGTGGATAGTCTTGCCTGAGTATTTTTTCTTATCTTTATCAATCGCTGCCTGCATCCGTTCTGGGGTCAGGTCCTTAACCTTCAGATCCATTATGTTCTGCAGGTTATACCGTGCTTTCCGCTGATAGCCGTCGATGCTGGCGGGAGAGAGCACTCCCTCTCGGGCGGCGATGTAGGCGGCAACGAGGTCTCGGACGACTCGATTGTCCGGCGCTTTCTGCTCGACGACGCCCAGTTTGACGGCCCGGGCGGCAGCCTCGCATTCCCTGGCCGTGGAACCGTACACCATGGATCGCTGGCCGTCGATCATAAGCCGAATACGCCAGCGCCCGTCGGCCAGCTGGGTGGGCTTAGGCACAGAGACTTCATTCTTTTTCTCCTGGCGCGTGCGGACGATCTTCTCTCCGCAGTGGAGACAGAAGATGGACTCGTCAGGGACTTCTCTTTTGCAAGCTTTGCACTTCATAGTTTTGAACAATTACATTACATTTTTTTGTAATGTGCCCAAATGGGCACATTATAAATTAAACATTGATGGCCGCATGTGCAAGCCGTCTGTGGCGTTGCCGAAGATACGTGCGGCGGCATCTTCCAGCCAGAAGAAACCTATGCTGGGGTCGACGCGGTCGATTATCAGCGCCGCAATGATTATGACAGTCAGCGCCACAAGTGCGAAGGCAAGGACAATAATGGTGCGGCGCAGGGACGCCTTTTCGGCCTCAAGCCGGTGGATGAAGTCCCGGCGCTCTCCCATGAATTCTTTTCGCTCATCGAGGATCTTCTGCTGGTCCGCGATCTGAGCGCGAAGATGGTCAATCTTCTTCTGGGCCTCCTCTTTAATCTCCTGTTCACGGCTCCGGATGCTGTCGATAGTCTCCTGTTGCTCTCGAATAATTGAATTTTTCAGCTGTACCAGAGCCTTAAGCGCTTCTGCCTCAGACTCCACGACACCTGAGACCTCACGGGTGGGCTCATCGGTGTCAAGCAAGGCCATTGCCACGGGTTGGATAGTGTCTTCGTAGCGGAAGCTCATGTTCTCGCTGCCTTCCGAGAAAATCTTCCGGACGGTAGAAAAAGAGACGTTCCCGCCTTTTTCAAGGGTGATGTCGTGGATCCGCTGAAGCGAAATTCCCCGTTCCTCTTTAACGGCTTTAAGCCTTAGAATGACCTGCCTGGTTTTATCCTGTCTGCTCATTTGCCCCTCTTTCCGGGACGAGCACAAAAACAGCACGAAAATAACAGCGCAAAAAACGCACAATATAGGCGTGGAAATGCACGAATTCTTGTGCTATTTTATAGTCATCCCTCATAGCTTTGGCGGGGAGTTCAAGTTTGGCGACGCGGCTCCCCGCCGCCTTTGTAGAATTTTATATTGTGCGGCAGGAGCAAGCCCCTGCCCTACAAGACAATAAAACGAAAGGAGTGCACACAATGAATAAAAGATTGACCAAGCCCCATGAGAAGAACGAGCGCCTTGAGAGCCCGCTGGGCCTGCTGGGTGTGCCTCCTGACCCTACCCCCTGCGTGACGGTCTTTAGCCCCGGCAGCGTGGTCATCGTGACCGGCGACGTCCGGGTAATACGTCCGGGCAGGCGTAAGAGCCTGCCTCAGTAAGGAGTAAAGAATGGACGAAGATCTGCTGGGATTATTTCTGACGCTCAGCCCTGAGCGTCAGGATCTGTGGCTTGCTGAGCTGCGAGGAATCGCAGATAAGCAATTGCCTGAGCCTTTCCGGCCTCATCCAATTTTAGAAATAAGCTATTCGCTTCCTCTATTCGCCTGAAAAGGTCTTCAGACATGGAGGGAGGTGCGGTAACTGAAACACTATTAGCCTCGCTGTTTTGTGCAGCGGGGCTTTTTATGTCTGAGAAGCCAAGAAGATAGTCAGCACTAACGTCGAAAGCGGTGCAGAGCCTTGACAAAACATCAGGGGGTATTTTGTGTGTTCCGTTTTCATAGTGAGAAATGCTACGCTGTGAGCAGTCCGCGTAATGAGCAAGTTCTGCTTGGCTTAATTTAGCCTCTTTTCTAAGTTGGATAATACGATTCATTGTGCGTTTCCTCTGCATTATGCATAATCAGCCCATTCTGTTCTTGTGCAAAACATAGAAAGACAGTTAAAATGTCGAATACTATTGACATTTAGCCCGATTAGTTCTATAGTGTGTAACACAGAAATATTTGGGCTAAGATTACAAGCACCGTTTTACAGCTTCGTGGAGCTTGTCAGAATAGTTAAAAATGTCGTAAATGTTTTCAAGGGTTATGCGCTCTTTTCTCTTATCAGCAGTGGGAAGCAACAGACTTTTTGTTTCTCCAAGCTGGAAACGGCAAACCCATTTATTGCGGTTGCCCTTGTAGAGGACACCCATATAAGACTCAGTATCCTTGTAAGTTAGGTCCTGAAAAGGAACGGCGTCTGAGAGAATAGTCTTGACGATGAAGTAAGCCTCAAGTTCTTCCTCTGTGGTGACGATCTTGGTTTCTTCGGCCATTTGGACTTCTTGGCTTGTTTCCATTGTGGGAGCCGGCGCAGGCGCAGGGGCAGAACTGGGCTCTGCATCAAGAGCAGTTTTGATTTTCTCCTTCATGTTTTCGTTGATGTATTCAGCCAGCGCTTTTTTGACGAGCGGCCGGAAGCGTTCAATAACGACTTGCGTTTTAGGCGCGGAATAGCAAGACTGAAGGAAGAAGCGTACAAAATCATCCGAAGGGTTTTCAAGTTCAGCTGAAAGCGTGGATTTGAACTCGCTTAGGTAGCGCAGCTCAGAAGCAGCACTAAAGATGGAGTCAACATCAAATTCTGATTTGCAGAATTTTTGAAGCTGCGGCAGTTGGCTATCCTTCACGGACAGAATGTCTACCGAGAGAAACGGCATAGAGTCCATTTTGTTAGAATTGTCGAGGTCAGTGTAAAAGCGATAAGAAAGGCCATTGGTCAAAATCGCAAACTTTGCGGTTGTTGTTCCAAAATACCGGAAAAGTTGAGAGTCATGCTTTTCAAGTTTTTCTGTGACGGCTTTGCACTCAATCAAAATGGAGGGCTGACCATCGCGCATAATTGCGTAGTCGACCTTTTCGCCTTTTTTGATGCCAACATCGGCAACAAACTCCGGAACGAACTCTTGAGGATTGAAAACATCATAGCCGAGCATAGCGAAAAAGGGCATGATGATAGCAGTTTTTGTGGCTTCCTCAGTAAGGATGGTATCCTTTATAGCCTGTACGCGTTTTGCAAACTGTTTTATCTGATCGCTGAATTCCATGACAACCTCCTGCGGTGATGTGCCCAAATGGGCACACAGTTATACAGCTTTAATTTAACACCACATAGAAGTGATGTCAAGAAAGATTGACATACGGCAGCGGTAGAGCAAGAGAGTCAATCCCTCAGTCGGCTTCGCCGACAGCTCCCTTTACACAAGGGAGCCATGGGCACGGCACTCCGGGCAGGTGCGAGTCCTGCGGCTGCCGCCACGGTGGAGGGTTTTTGGCATACTTTCCCCTTCCATCGTTTCCTCTTTCTGACCTCTATAAGCCGTGCCCCGGTAAAATCGGCTCCGCAGGGGAAGAATCTCCCCGTAAGACGGCCCCAGTGCAATTCTGGTTCGGGGGTACAATCCCTAAGTCAGCTTCGCCGGGCGGGACGATGTGGTCATCGTTCCCTACGGCTCTGACAAGGGGAGCCTAATTAGAAGAATAGGAGCTATGAGGACATTATGGATCTTAAACGAGGACTTGAGGGGCTGCGCTATTATCGCCAGAGGGCGGCCCTGACCCAGCAGCAGCTGGCCGATGTGCTGCACGTGCACAGGGCGTCCATCATTGCCTGGGAGACCGGGCAGAGCTGGCCCAGTGCGGCGCTGCTGCCGAAGCTGGCGGATGTGCTGCTGTGCAGCATAGACGAGCTCTACGTCGACCATAACACGGAAAAGGAGGCGAGTCCATGTCGGGCAGCGGCGGAAACATGTACGGCACCTACCGCAGAGCGGCAGGTCTGACCCAGGAACGAGCCGCAGAGCTTCTGGACATGCCGGTGCGGACGCTGGCCCATTGGGAGGCCGGCACCTACCTGCCGCCGGATGAGAAGGTGCTGCGGATGGTGGACATCTACCAGGCACCAACACTGGCCATCGAGCATCTTCGCAGCCGGTCCGCCATGGCGGCGGAGCTGCTGCCGGAGGTTTCGGCCCGGTCTCTGCCGGAGGCGGCGCTGGCCCTGCTGGCGGCGTTGAAGGACTTCACTGTTGAGGAGGCCGACCTGGAGTTAATGAAGATCGCCGCCGACGGCAAGGTCAGCGGCGAGGAAAAGAAACGGTATGCTTACATCATGTCGAAGCTGATGGACATCGTGGACGCGGCCTACGAGCTGCGGATGAGCACATGGGAGGGACCATATGCCAAGGACTAAACTTCAGGACAAGTACTGTGTCCCCCGGCGCGACCCGGTGAAGGGGCTTATCATCAGCGCCGCCATGGATCAGGGCAAGGACCAGAGCGAGCTTGCCGAGATGGCGAAGGTCAGCGTGCCGACCTACCAGCGGATGCTGAAGGAGCACAGCGACACATGGACGCTGCGGCGGGTCCTGGATCTGGCCCACGGGCTGCACATCCCTATCGAGGAGCTGCGGCCGCTGATAAGATATTGAACAAAAGGAGATAAAGCTATGAGGATTTTAGCATGGATCATGTACGCGCTGGCGGGGCTCAGCTTCTACGCCGGCGCAGGCTGTGCGCTGGAGAGCAAAACCGGTCAGGCCGTCTGCGCCGGGATTCTGACCCTGCTGTGCATCGCTGCGGCGCGGTTGCTGCTGGAGGTGTGGGCATGACGAATCTGGACAAGCTTTGCAGTGAGCCGGAGAAGGTTCGGGAGATAATCTCCAGACTGATAGACGGCCACGATGACGACGACTGCATCGTGTGCCCGGCCTATGAGTTTTGCACAGAGGGGCGATATCCGACCTGCCGCCAGACCGTTATCGCCTGGATGAATCAGGAGGCGGAACCGATGCCGGAAGCACCGAGGGAAGCCGGCGGATATGGCGGCCCCGGGCCGGTTTGTGTTCCCGGATGGGGTGGCAACAGAACGGTTTACGTGGATTCTCATGGGAGAGTCCATGAGATAGGCTGCGGCGGAGCAGGCGCCCGGGCTTATGATATCAACGGCAACCTTTTTCTTGAACTGCCGGAATAAATAAAAAAAACCGGTGGCCGCCGAAACGAGCCACCGGCCATAGCCGAAGCTATGAGGACATTAATAAGAATACCATAAAATTTCAAAAAACGCAATACCCGAGAGGAAAAAAGCTATGGAGGACATTAAGAGCGGCGGGCAGTGGGCCATACTGCCTGCGGCGGTGAGGTACGACAAGCATCTGCCCGCCAACGCCAAGCTTATCTACGCGGAGATCGCGGCCAAGATCAATGAGGAAGGATATTGTTTCGCCAGCAATAGTTACTTCGCAGAGCGCTTTGGGCTCAAAGAGGACACTGTGAGCGGATTAGTCAGGCGGCTGGCGGACGCGGAATACATCATCATCGACTTGGACAGTTCTCGGCAGAACAGAGATAAGCGGCGGGTCTATCTCACCGGCAAACCCTACGACTTTACCGGGGGTATCGGATATAAATCCGATACCGGAAAAATATCCGGGACGGTATCGGAAAAAAATCCGGGACCATTAGAAAATAGTAATATTACAACTCTCCCCCCAAAGCCCCCCAGGGGGGCGCGGCGGGAGAAAAAACAGTGCGAGTGGATGCCGGAGATGTTTGAGCGGTTCTGGCAGCGCTACCCACGGGGCGAGGCCAAGGGCGATGCCCGGGCCGCCTGGGATAAGCTGAAGCCGGACATGGATACCATCTGGAAGATGAGCGAGGCCCTTAACCGGCAGCTTATGACCGAGGACTGGCAGCGGGGCATTGGCATCCCCTACGCTTGCCGCTGGATCTCCAAGCGGCGCTGGGAGGATGAGGAAAAGACCGTCAGTCCCTGCGCTGCTGCCAGCGAGCCTGCGGGCGGCTGGGCTGAAACAAGGGAGGTATTCTGATGGCCGACCTTGAGCTTATTGCCAACGCCCTCATCGGCGAAGCCCTGCGCCGCCCGGAGAATTTCGGACAGCTGGCAGCGGAGCTGCGGCCGGAGGATTTCCCCGAGGGCATAAAGCGCAGCATCTGGAGCGGCCTGTGCTCCCTGTTTTTTGCCGGAGAGGCCATCGACGTGGTCACGCTCAAGTATAAGCTGGGCGGCGGCGATGCCTGGGACTACCCCATTATTGACGCCATGGGCACTCAATGCGGCGGCATTGCGGAGTACGCGAAGATCCTACGGGAGGGGACGCTCCACAAGAATCTGAGCTATCTGGGCACAGCGCTGGCTTACAGCGAGGATCTGACCGCGGCCAGGAGCGTGCTGGAGGACATCAGCAGACTGGAAGGCCAGCGGAGTCGGATGGACATAACCGGCGCCGAGCAGGCTGCCCATGAATTCATGGACAGGCTGGAGAGCAAGCCTCACTACATCCGCACAGGTTTTCAGGAGCTGGACGAGCCTCTCTTCCTTGAGGCCGGTGACTTCGTGGTCATCGGCGGCTACCCGAAAGCGGGAAAGAGCATGATAGCGGCACAGATCGCCCGGCACCTGGCCACGGACTACCGGGTGGGCTACTTCTTCCTGGAGTCCAATAAGCGGAAGATGATGGACAGGATGATCTGCTCCATGAGCCGGGTGCCGCTGCCGAAGATAAAGAACCGGGACCTGAGCTCTGCCGACTGGAAGGCTATCAACAAGGCCGCAGCGGAGTTCTCGAAGCTGAAGCTTGAAATCATCGACGCCGCCGGCATGAGCGTGCAGGACATCCAGGCTATCAGCCTTAACCGTCGATATGAGGTCATCTTCGTGGACTACCTGCAGCTGGTCAGCAGCAGCGGCGAGAACCTGACCGTCCAGATCGGCAACGTGTCTAAGGGTCTGCACGTGTTCGGGCAGAAGCACGGAGTTTCTGTATTCGCTCTGGCGCAGCTGAGCCGCCCGGAGAAGACCGGCGGCAAACCCAAGCCGCCCAACCTGTCCAGCTTCCGAGAGTCCGGCCAGATCGAGCAGGACGCGGACGCGGCGATGCTGCTCTACCCGTCCGACCCTAATGACAACCGGAGCAGCCGAATACTTAACCTCGCCAAGAACAAAGAAGGTGAGGCCGTGTTTCTTGAGCTGAGCTTTGACGGGGCACTTCAGACCTTCACTCCGCTGAACAAGCAGCTGAGCCGGGCCCAGTCTTTCAAGGAGGGAGAGCGGCGATTTAAGGAGCTGCAGGAGAGCCAGCGGCAGGTCACATTTGAGGAATCGCCGGGAGGCCGGGAGGGTCTTCCGTTTTAGAAGGAGGAAAAATAATGAACGTAGCAATCGGAACAAAGGTCCGCATTCTGCCGGCAGGCTGGGTCAACACCGAGCTTGAGGGCATACCCAAGCACGTGGAGGGTGTGGTGGACTACATAAACGAGAAGGCCGGGTTTTTCAGAGTGAAGTACAAGGCCAAGGGCGATGACTGCCACGAGACTTTCAAGCTGCCCCTGATCGCCGGCGATCCGGTGAAGATTTTGAAATGAAAACAAGGAGCTATAAGGATGATACACATCGAAAAAGGTGCCGAGAGCTATATGCGCGGCACAACAAAAGAGCTGTTAAATGATTTTTGTAATGCCGCAAACGTGATCTACAACTCAATGGCACAGGACGTCGGCCCGGAAAATGCCAGAGTCATTATGGAGGAATCTTTCCAAATTGCGCTTGATCATGCCGGCGCAGATTTTATAAAGATCTCCGTACCGACCAAAGTGGACTAACTTAAAAAGGAGAGCTATGAGGACATGAAGATTATAGCAGTCGTCAACTTAAAAGGTGGTGTCGCCAAGACCACCACAGTTATTAATACCGCCGCGATCATGGCGGCAAAGTTTAACCAGAAGGTGCTGGTCATCGACGCCGACAGTCAGGCCAACTGCACCGAGTTTATACAGCGGGATGCCATGCACTTTTTCACCCTGGCGGATCTTCTCCGCCGTGGCTACCATCCGGAGAACTGTCATATCGAGCACAGCAACATTGAGGGCGTGGATCTCCTTCCGGCCAGCGAGGAGCTGATGGACCTTGATCTTACCAAGGTGGAGCTGGGCAGCGCCTCCGCCACCTGCCTCCGTGACCTGCTTCGAGGCGAAAATGGCGTGGGCTGGGCCTACGACTACGTGCTCATCGACTGCCCGCCGGCCTTCAACGCCGCCTCCGCTGCGGCTCTGGTAGCCGCCGATGCGGTGGTCATCCCCATGAAGCTGGACGCCTTTTCTCTGCGGGGCATGGGCAATATCCTCCGCCAGGTCAGAAATATGCAGCGCATCAACCCTGAGCTTCAGATCGCCGGACTTCTGCCTACCATGTGGTACAAGGCCAAGAACATCCAGCAGGCGGAGGCCGCGTTACGAGGCTCCGGTCTTGAGGTGTTCGGACACATCCGCCGCACGCCCAAGGTGGACGACATGACCTTTGTCCAGCGGCCCCTGATTGAGAGTTCTCCCACCAGCGCCGCAGCCAAGGACTACGAGCAGTTTGTCAAGGAACTGATGGTAAAGGAGGAGAAGTGATGGCTTTTGATATTGCGTCCATTTTCGAAAATGTGCCCAAATTGGCACCGGAGCTGAAGACCGTCAGCATCGACGCGCTCCGGGCCGATGAGAAAAACTTCTACACTGTCACCGAGGACAGCGTGGCGGAGCTCTCCGCCAACATCGAGCTTGTGGGCCTGCAGCAGCCCCTCAACGTCCGGCCTGATCCGGAGAAGGACGGCAGCTACATTGTGGTCAGCGGCCACCGCCGTCTGGCGGCCCTGCGGCTGCTGGTCAGTGAGGGCAAGGACCGCTTTTCCAACGTGCCCTGCATGGTGGTGGAGAACGGCAGCGAGGCTCTCAACGAGCTGCGCCTCATCTACGGCAACGCCAATACCCGGCAGCTTTCCAACTGGGAGCTGAGCCGTCAGGCCGAGAGGGTGCAGGAGCTCTTTTACCAGCTGAAGGAGGAGGGCATTGAGTTTCCCGGGAGGATGCGGGACCATGTGGCCGCCGCCTGCCAGGTCTCCAAATCAAAGCTGGCCCGACTGAAGGTTATCAACGAGCGGCTGGAGGTCTTCATTGAACAGTGGCAGGACGGCAGCCTTGCAGAGTCCGTGGCCTATGAGTTGGCCCAGAGCCCGCAGGAGCTTCAGTGGCGTGTGGCCTCCGCCAAGGTCAAGCCCGGCTCACTGCAGGCTGATAAGCTCAGACGGGTTCGGGAGGCCTGGGAGAACGGTGCACGGTGGAACATGGAGTTTGTCTGCACAGTCACCGGTAAGGTCTGCGGCCACGGCGACGTGGCTTTCCGCCGGGATCTCAATTGTCCCTCGTGGGAGGATCTTTGCAAGGGAGAGAAGTGCTGCCTGGCATGCAGCCGTGGCGGGAAGTGCGGACACGGCTCATATTGTGGGGCTTGCGACAAAATGTGCAAGGTTGCCGCTGCCAAGCGGCAGGCCGTGAAGGCTGCCGCCGATGAGAAAGAGGCCAAAGCCGCTGAAAAGCGCAAGGCCCGGGAGTTTGAAGAGTTCAGGGCCAGGGTCGCGCCCTACATCAGGGCAGCCGAGGCTGCAGGGCTGGCGGACGATGTGAAGTTGAAGTTCGAGTATTCCAGCTGCACCGTGGGCGGCATAAAGGAGCTGGCCGAGAGTCCCGAGAATGAATACGGCCGCTGGATGTTCCATAAGCCTGCCGCAAAGGATGTGGCGGCGATAGCCGACCTGATGGGCTGCAGCGTGGACTTCCTGCTGGGCCGGACGGAGGTCATGGAGATGGCTAAGGCGGACAATCCCTCAGTCGGCTCCGCCGACAGCTCCCTTTACACAAGGGAGCCTGTGTGGCAGACCGGTGAGCCGGAGAAGAAGGGTCGGTACTGGTGCAAGGTGGACTTTGACGATGGCTTTGAGCCTTGGGTGGTAGACATCGTCTGGACCGGCGAAGAATGGAAAGGGCTGCATAACACTGCAACGGTCATCGGCTGGTGGCCGCTGCCGGAGGGGTGAGAGATGCCTGATATCGAATTCACCGTGTCCGGCGAGCGCGGAGGCGAAAAGCTCTACGCGCTGCGGATCAACGGCAAGCTTATAGAGGATGACCTGACCATTGACGAGGTCATCCGACGCATCAACCGAAACGACGAGGAGTGCCTCGGTGAGAGTCACTGCCAAAGGCCTGAGGACATCCGGCCTCCGCACAGTAGGAGGTAAAACATGAGCATTACTGTATGTCGGGACTGCGGAGAGCGTTCTCCCGGCTGCCACGGCAGCTGCGAGAAATACCTTGATGCCAGAGAGAAACACGAGGCTCTCATGGATAAATGGAACAAAAAGGGCAAGGCCGACCGCGCGGCCCGCTGTGTGCAGTATTACGGGCTCGACTATGTGAGAAAAGGAAGACATCATCAGTGAAATGTAAAGACTGCCCGGAACTGGTGGCCTGCTACAAGAGCCACAATCTGGCCACCCGGCGTTACTATTGCCCTTACTCCGGCAACCGACCGCCGGAAGGTGTGAAAATGTGCAACATCTTCTACTGCGACCGCACCGGTGAGCGCACCTGCTGCCGCAGCTGCGCCGATTACGACCGCTGCGGCAACCACTGCCTTAACAGCCCTGAGCGCTGCGGCCAGGCGGTGGAGGAATTCACCAAGCCGATCTCTTCACGGATAAAGCCGGAGATCGATGATTAATTAAAATAATAATGAGGTCTGTGGCCATGAGGGCAGAGGACAAACGCAAAGGAGCTATCATGGCCAAGACCAAAAAGATCATAAGCGCAGGCAATCTGCGTATCGAAGTGGTATATGACCGGGTCCGGAAGAAGGACGATGACCGGGTGCGCGCTGCCAAGCACAAGGCCCAGAGCGAGGCTCAGGCCCGGATGAACCAACAGTATTCGTGGCAGAAGCTGGAGCTTATGATAGCTGCCAACTTCCGCCCCGGCGACTGCGTGGTGGTTCTGGACTATGATGATAAGTTTTTGCCTTTTATGCGCCGTGAGGCGGACTACCGCATCAAACTGTTTCGCGCTGCTCTCAGCAAGCTGCGCCAAGAGGCCGGTCAGGAATTCAGAATGATCTGGAACGTGGAGAGCCGCCACGAGGGTGGCCGTTACCATCACCACTGCGTCATCAACTCAACAGGCCGGGACCTTGAGGACTTCAAGGCGGCGTGGCCCTACGGCGGCGTCTACATCAAGCCGCTGCGGGCTGACAAGGAGAAAAACTACGAGACTCTGGCAAGGTACATGTGCAAGGAATATCCGGAGCGCGTGGGCAAGCGGACCTGGAGCTACACCCGCAGCTGCCGTCACGCGGAGGCGGAGACCTTTGTGGTCACCGACGACACAAATCTTATCGTGCCGGAGGGCGCGGTGGTGCTGGCGGCGGAGAAATGCAGCAATCAATACGGCAGCTGGGAGTACGTGAAGATGATAAGTGAGGTGCTGCCCAGAGCGCCGAGGGCCAAACGGAAACACAGGCGGAAGCTGAGGACATAAAAGGGGCTTTTAATTATTTTCGAGCTCGGAATCTATGTTATTATTGGGAAAAGAGGTGCAATAAGTGTTGAGTTCCCACCAAAAACGTGATGTAATGCTACCAGTGAAAGGTCGTTGGGTTGCTTGCCCAACCTGCGGGCGCAATGCCCACATGAAACAGATTCGACCTGACACTTACAGCCGCAATGATGTGATCTATTGCCGGATCTGTAAGACCGAATACATCGTGGATATCGACGAGGGCAAGTGCTATTTGAGCCGTGGCCAGTGAATTGACGCTTATGCGTTGGTTTCTGGCTGCGGCTTTTTGTTTTGCCTGGCATGGAGGTGATAGCCCATGGGCAGCAGACATAATCCGAGGACAGCCAACGGCAACCTGCGCCGAAAGCACCGGGCAAGGTTTAAGGCGATGAACGCCCCCTGTGGGATCTGCGGCGGAAGGCTTGGCCCCATCCGGTACGACCAGCCCAGCGACGCCCAGCACCCGCTGAGCTTCGTCATCGATGAGATACGGCCTATCTCCAAACACGCGTTGTTCGGCTACGAGAGCCGTGAGGCGGCCGCCCAGGACTGGAACAACCTGCAGGCCGCGCATTACTGCTGCAACGCGGCCAAAGGAAGCAGAACGCATTTGAGCGACCGCCCCGTGGCGCGGATCTCGCTGCCAGATGGTGACTGGTGATGGGTGGGAAAGGGGCCCACCCCCCTGTCTTGAGGCTCCTCATCGGCACCAGCGCCGAAATACCCCCGGAGAAAATTCCGAGAAATGCAAAAAATTGTGCCAAATCGGGCACATCCGAATAAATCATAGACCGCGCGACGCGGACGCGGCCCACGAACGGGCGACGCGGACGCAAACGCGGACACGGCCGAAGGAGGGTCGAACCATGAGGACAACGACAACCCTTGAGCTGCGGCCCATCGCCGAGCTCAAACCTTACGAGCACAATGCCCGCACTCATTCTGCGGAGCAGATCGAAAAGCTTCGGGCCTCGATGCGGGAGTTTGGCTTTGTGGCTCCGGTGCTGATCACCGCCGACGGCGGCGTGATCGCCGGCCACGGCCGCATCGAAGCCGCGGCGCTGGAGGGCTTCACCGAGGCCCCTTGTGTGCTGGTGGACCATCTGACCGAAACCCAGCGCCGAGCCTACATTCTGGCCGACAACCGTCTGGCGGAGCTTGCCGCCTGGGACATGTCCATCGTCGAGACGGAGCTGCTGGCCCTTCAGGACGCCGGCTTTGACGTGGAGCTTACCGGCTTTTCCTCCGAGCTTCTGGCGGAGCCGGTGGAGGTGCAGGAGGACGACTTCGACGCCGAGCCGCCTGCCGAGCCCAGCTGCAAGCCGGGCCAGCTCTGGGCCCTGGGCCCGCACCGGCTTTACTGCGGCGACGCCACGCAGCCGGAGAGCTACCAGATCCTGATGTCCGGCGACCAGGCCGCGCTTCTTCATACTGACCCGCCCTACGTGGAGGACTATGACGGCGGCCCTAACGGCAACAGAAACAGAATCGCCAACGACGCTTTGCCGGAAACCGCTGCCATCGACTTTCTTCAGGCGGCTTTTGAGAACATCAAGGCCAGCCTTGCTCCCGGCGCCGCCTTTTACATCTGGTTCGCATCAGGCGCACCCGGTTACATCTTTCGCCGCGCCTGCCATCTGTCCGGTCTTTCCGTCCGTCAGAGTCTTGTGTGGGTGAAAAACTCCGCCACCTTGAGCCGCTCTGATTATCACTGGCAGCACGAAGCCGCTTTGGCTGGCTTCAGAGACCCTGCCAACGCTGAGGAGCTGGCCTACGGCTGGAAAGACGGCGCGGCTCACACCTGGCTTTCCGACCGCAAACAGACCACGGCCCTGTTCTTCGATAAGCCCAACCGCTCCGAGCAGCATCCGACCATGAAGCCGGTGAAGCTCTGCGCCTACCTCATCGGCAACAGCTGTCCGCCTGACGGCATCGTCCTGGACCCCTTCGCCGGCTCCGGCTCCACCCTTATTGCCGCTGAGCAGCTGGGCCGCCGCGCCCGCTGCATGGAGCTTGACCCGGGCTACTGCGACGTCATCATCCGCCGCTGGGAGGACCTGACCGGCGGCAAGGCGGAGCTTCTCACATGAGCTCCTACGTGCCGGACTATCTGCCGGCTTCCATGCGACAGCGCTTTGCGGAGCTGGCGGAAGATCTTCAGCGGGTAGGCTACAGCGACGTGGACGCGCCGCTGCTGGTCAAGTATCTCATGGCGGAGAACGAATACACCCGCATAACAAACCACGTCACCACGGCCCTCAATCGGGGCGACAGCGACAGCGCTTCAAAGTGGCTTGGCGCCCAGGACAAACTGGTGGCGCAGACTCTGAAGCTCAGCGAGGCTCTGAATATGAGCCCCAAATCAAGGCTGGCACATGGTGTGCCCTGGCCGGGCACCAAGAAAAAATCGGGGGGGGGGTAGCCTTTGAAAGCCGAAGACAAATACAGGCTCCAGCTCACTGAGCTGGGCATCTATGACCCCGCCTTTGACGCTGCCATTCATCAGCTCTGCATCCTTGAGCGTGAGCTGAGCCGGGCGCAGAAGCAGTGGAAAGCCACCGCTGCGCCGGGTCAGGCTCCGCTGGTGACCAGCCCGATCTACCAAATCATCATCCAGCTCCGGCGGGACATCCGGGCCAGCCGGGACGAGCTGGGCCTGACGCCTAAGGCGCTGAGGAAACTCAAGGGAAACCTTGACCTTAACGGCGAGGCATCGGCAGAGGACAAGACGGTGCTGGGCTTCATCTTGTCAAAGCATGAGGACGGGTAATCAGACACCGAGGCTAAGGGTCGAGCCTCGGAGAGTGAAGACAGACGGCGGTGACGCGGCCCTCTTGATGAAGGCCTACGGCGTTGACCTCTGGCCGTGGCAGCAAGGCATCCTTGACTGCTGGCTTGGGCTGGACGCTGGCGGCCACTACTCCACCACCTCTGCCGGTCTGGCGGTGCCCAGACAGAACGGCAAGAACGTGTGCCTTGAAGCTCGGGAGTTCTTCGGCCTTGTGGTGAAGCGTGAGCGGATCCTGCACACGGCCCACCAGACCCGAACCTCCAAGAAGAGCTTCAGACGGCTGGAAGCAATGTTCACCGATAAGCGGCATCCGGAAGTGTGCGCCCTGGTGAAGGATATTCGCTACACCAACGGCGAGGAAGCCATTGAGCTGACCAACGGTGGGCGCATCGAGTTTGCCACCCGCACGAGGCAGGCGGCCCGAGGCTTTGACGGCATCAGCCTTGTGGTCTACGACGAGGCTCAGGAGCTGACCGACGATCAGGTGGAGGCCGTGATGGCCACGCTGGCCGCCAGCACCACCGGCACAAGGCAAATCATCTACACCGGCACGCCGCCCTACCCCGACTGCCCGGGCGTGGTTTTCTACCGCAGGCGCGAGGCCTGCACCGGTTTTCCCAGTGAAAGCGATGCCTGGCACGAATGGAGCGTGGAGGGCGAAAGCGTAGACAAAATCGACGTGGACAACGTTGACCTCTGGTATGAGGCTAACCCCTCTCTGGGCTACCTACTCACAGAGGCATTTACCGCAGAGGAACGGCGCTCCATGGCGCCGGACGGATTTGCCCGTGAACGCCTTGGATGGTGGCCACCGGCAGCCGCAGCCGCGGACGACCGCTGCATCAGCGAGACTGTGTGGGACGCATGCCGCAGCGAGGAGATGAAGCCGGAGGGAAAGACCGCATACGGCGTGAAGTTTTCCGCCGACGGCTCCGAGGTATCTCTGTGCGGAGCGGTGGTGCCCAAATCGGGCACGGCCAGAGTCTCCCTCATTGAGCGGAGGCCCACCGGCATGGGCACGCAGTGGCTGGCCGACTGGCTCAACGCCAGATATGGCAAGGCCAGCTGCGTGGTCATCGATGGCCGAAACGGCGTTGACGTGCTGATAGAGAAAATCTCCGACACGTGGAGGGCCAAGGGCTCCGTGATAAGGGCCAGCAGCAAGGACGTGCTGGCAGCGGTCAGCACCTTGTGCAACAGCCTGAGCGAGCAAAGCGTCAGCTGGTACGCCGGGCAGGAGGCCCTGCGGGAAAGCGCCGTCAGCTCCGTCAAGCGGCCCATCAGCGGCGGCTGGGGCTTTGGCGGCGATAATTCAAGCCCCATCGAGGCGGCCTCTCTGGCCCTCTGGGGCGCAAAAACAAGCAAACGAGATCCGAGCAGAAAAATGTTGATTGGGTGATAAAACATGCAGATAAAAATCAGCCCGCAGGCCGTTGCAGGTCTGCCCGAAGCAGAACAGGAGCTTCTTCAGGATCTTCTGAACATCTACAACCGGCATGACAGCCAGAACAGCATCAAGGAGCGCTACTACGAGGGCGACGTGCCCCTCAGTGAAGTGAATCTGGGCATTGCGCTGCCGCAGGGCATGCGCAACCTGCAGATAGGCTGCGCATGGGGCGCAAAAACCGTTGACGTGCTGGCCGCCCGGTCTATGTTTGACGGCTTCGTCGGCACCGACGGCAACGACGTGGCAGAGCTGCGGGAGATCGCCGACAAAAACCGGCTTATAGCTGAATATCCCAAGGCCGTCCGGGACGAGCTGAAATTCGGCTGCACCTTTTCCACGCTTTCACAGAACAAGGACCGCAGCTGCCGCATTCGCTGGCATTCTCCCAAGAGCGCTGCGGCAAGGTGGAACGGAGAAAAAGGCCGCATCGACTGCGGCTTTGCCATTATCGACACGGCACCGGACAACGAGGCCGACGCCAACTGGTCGCCGAGCCTTATCAATCTCTACACGGAGCGGGCCACATGGGTCCTGAGCCGCAGCGGCGACCAGTGGACAGCTTCAGCGGTAGGCCACAAGCTTGGCAGACCTCTGATGGAGCCGCTTATCTGGAACGCCACCAGCTCCAAGCCTTTTGGGCGCAGCCGCATAAAAAGCCCCATAAGAGAGCTTATCAAATCCTACGTGCGCACCGTGGCCAACGCCACCATTGGCCTTGAGTTTTCCACAACGCCGCAGAAATATCTGCTGGGCGTGACCGATGAGCAGTACAGCCAGATCACAAGCGAAAAATTCAAGCAGTACGTAGGCTCTATCATCACTGCTACCTCTAACCCGGAAACGGGTGAAAATCCTACATTCGGCCAGCTGAGCCAGGGCGGCATTACTCCTCACGTGGACATGCTCAGGCTTCTGTCCACACAGTTTTCCGCCGCCACAGGCCTGACCGTTACCGACACCGGCGTGGTAAACGACGCAAACCCCACAAGCTCCGATGCCATTCTGGCCCAGAGCAAGACACTTGTGACCCTGGCGGAAGAGCTGAACACCGGCAACGGCGAGGGCCTCCGCAATATCGCCCTGATGGCTCTGGCCATCACCCGCGGCGTAAGTCTTGAAGCACTGCCGGCAGAAGACCGTAACATCATGGCTCGTTTCAGAAACCCCGCCATGCCAAATGTGGCCGTCACCACCGACGCGGCTTTGAAGCTGGCCACGGCCAGACCGGCCTTCGCCCAGACGGACACATTCCTTGAGATGGTGGGCTTTGACGCCGCCACAATCCGCCGCATCAAAGGCCAGGAGCTCAGAGCCCGCGGCCTTGCGGTGCTTCAGGAGCTTGAGGGCGAGGCATGAGAAGAAAAAAGACAATAAGCGAAAAAGAGTGGCGAAGGTATATAGAACGGCTGTATTTCATCAGCCGAAAAGCTGGCTATGAGCTGCAAGACTGGGTAATCACAAACCAAATAACAGACATCGACCAGATTGTTGAGTACGGATTTTCTCTGGCGACAAAATACGGCGAAGCTTCGGCCGCATTGGCCGCGGAGATGTACGACGCTACGGCAGAGCTTGCCGGGAAATCTCTTCTTGCTGCTATTCCGGCGCCTACGCCAACTTATGCAGAAGTGGCCATGGCCGTAAAGGGAACCGCCAGAAGTGGAAACCCCAAGCTGATGGGCGATTCAATTACCCGTCTTGTAAAGGTGACCGGCGTCGACACAACAATGCAGAACGCGTTGAGAGACGGTGCTGAATGGGCATGGATCCCGCTTGGCGAGACTTGCGCTTTTTGTCTTACTTTAGCCTCCAGAGGCTGGCAGGAAGCTTCTCGAAAAGCAATCAGCCGCGGGCATGCCAAACATATCCACGCAAACTGCAACTGCACTTATGCTGTCAGATTTGATGATTCCATGGATGTCGAAGGGTATGAGCCTGAAACTTACTACAACCTATACGCATCGACTCCTGGCAGACCCAACGACAAAATTAACGCTATCCGCCGCAGATTGTATGCGGAAAATCGCGAAGAGATAAACGCTCAAAAGCGTGAAGCCTACCACGAGCGGGTCGAGCGAAAACGAAGGGAGCAGGGACTGTGATCATTGCTGTCGACTACGACGATACCCTTGTTGACTGCAAGGGCAAAGTAAATTGGACGCTAATTAAATGGCTTAAACAGGCACAGCGCGCCGGTGACACCGTCATCCTTTGGACTTGCCGCGAAGCCGGCAGCCTTGCAGCGGCACTGATAAAGCTGCGCGAGTGCGGCTTTGCCCCTAATTTCGTTAACAGCAACTCTCCCGAGCGGGTGCAGCACAGCAAATGCGACCCGCGAAAAATTTATGCAGACATCTACATCGATGACAAAGCAATCCGGGCTTCATTCAAACCGGAGGACTTTTCATAAATCAGGCCGGCAAGCCGTAAAACTGCCAGCGGCAGGGGACGCGACCCCCGTCAAAAAAGCGTAGCCGGGAAAGGACCGAAAATGCAGAGAGCAGACATCACAGCCATCTTCCCTGATGCCACCCCCGAACAGCTGAACGCCATCATGGACCTGAACGGCGCTGACATCAACGCCGCGAAAAAGGATTACGAAAAACTGGCGGGAGAGCTGAAAACCGCTCAGGAAGGTCTGGCCGCGGCCGCGGCTCAGGACCAGAGCGAAGATCTGCAGAAAGCGCTTGCAGAGCTTGAGAAAGTCACCACGGAGCTGAACGGCATGAAAGCCGCCGACGCTCTCAGAGTGACCCGGGAGAAAGTTGCTAAGGACAAAAATGTTCCTGTCAACCTGCTTACCGGAGAAACAGAAGAGGCCTGTGCTGCTCAGGCAGACGCGATCCTCGCATTCGCAAAGCCCGACGGACTCTCTATCCGTGACGGCGGCGAGCCTGCCTCCAAGGGCGGCCCCAGCACCCGCGACCAGTTCGCCAACTGGGCAAAGGAAAATTTTTAATTTCTGACTTTTGAAAGGAGCATAAAAATGCCTATCAACACCAATAGAACCAACATTACTCTCCCTTCTGCAGTTTCCAGTGAGATCCTCCAGAAGACTCAGGAACAGAGCGCCATTATGCGTCTTGCCCGCAAGATCACTCTCCCCGGCAACGGCCTGACCATTCCCGTTATCACTGGCGATCCCCAGGCCGCATGGGTGGGTGAAACCGAGGAGAAGCCCGTTTCCAACCCCAGCATGACCACCAAGCTGATGCAGGCCTACAAGCTGGCCGTCATCGTGCCCTTCTCCAACGAATTCAAGCGTGACATGGCCGCCCTTTACGACGCTCTGGTCGCACGTCTGCCCGCAGCTCTGGGCATGAAGTTTGACGCCACTGTTTTCGGCCCTGCCTCCGGCGCACCCGGCAGCAATTTTGACACACTGGGCGCAGCTACCGCACAGGACCTCGGCGTAGAGTCCGGCGCATACAGCGCTCTTGTGGCCGCCAAGACCGCCATCGCCACCGCCGGCGGCATCATGAACGGCATCGCACTTTCCCCTCAGGGCGAAGGCATTCTTCTGGGCGAGCGCGACGGTGCAGGCCGTCCCCTTTTCGTCGGCTCCGTTGCTGACGGCGCAACCGGCAAGATCCTCGGCGCAGACACCCACCAGACCAAGGGCGCATTTGTTGCAGGCAACCCCAGCGGCTTCAACACCGTGGGCGTAGCCGGTGACTGGACTCAGGCCCTCTACGGCACCGTGGAAGGCGTCCAGATCTCCTACGCCGATCAGGCCACTCTCAAGATCGGCAGCGAGCAGGTCAACTTGTGGCAGCGCAACATGTTCGCCGTTATGGCCGAAATCGAGGTAGGCTTCCGCGCAGACCTGTCCATGTTCAACCTGCTGACCAAGGCTGTCTGATGGTCGAGCGGGTCGAGATGCTCAACTGTGTAACCGGCACGGTGATGCTGGTGCCGGTTGGGCTGGTCGAAATGTACGCCAAGGCGGGGCACAGACTTGTGCCCCATGCCGAGGCAAAACCGGCCGAAAAACCCAAGGCCAAGCGGAAGAAATGAGGTGAATGCCGGTGGCCATCACATACGCCACGCCGGAAGATGTCGCAAAGCGGCTCTCCCGGACGTTTGCGGAATCTGAAAACGCCCTCTGCGAAAGCCTCCTTGAGGACGCGGCGCTGATAATCGACAGCGTTGCGCCGGAGGCCAAGGCAGAGGCGAAGAAAACCGTCTCCTGCCGCATGGTCATGCGGGCCATGGGCAGCAGCGCAGAGCTGGGCATACCAGTAGGCGCAAGCCAAGGCAGCATGAGCGCTTTGGGCTATTCACAGAGCTGGACCATCAACAGCGGCGCCGTGGGCGAGCTGTATCTGGCCAAGCTTGATAAGCAGCTTCTGGGCATGGGCGGCCGCATCGGCAGCCGCAGCCCTGTGGAAAATCTGACGGTCGGCGGAGGTGACATTGAATGCGCGGCATTGATGTGATCCTGCATGTCAAGACCCAGACCGGCGTGGACAGCTTTAACAGCCCTGTCTACGACGACGAGAAGGTCGTGGTTCACAACGTCCTTGTGGGCGAGCCCAGCACCGACGAGGTCACCAGCTCCATCTCCCTTTACGGCAAGCATATCCAGTATATGCTTGCCCTCCCCAAAGGAGACGAACACGTCTGGACGGACACGGAAGTGGAGTTTTTCGGGCAAACCTTCCGCACCTTCGGAGACCTCATTCAGGGCATTGAGACCAACGTGCCGACGCCCTGGCACAAGAAGGTAAGGGTGGAGCGCAGTGGCTAAGTTCAAGTTCAAGTTCAATCTGGCCGGGCTCAACGAGCTGATGAAAAGCGGCGAGATGCAGAGCATCCTTGACGGCTGCGCCCGGCGCATCGCCGCCGCTGCCGGTGAAGGCTACGAGGCCGAGACGGCCCACCCCATCCAGTACGTAGCAATCGCCTCTGCCTACGCCGGCACCTGGGACGCTGCCCGGGACAACAGCGAAAACAACACCCTCTTGAAGTCATTGGAGGCTGGTAAGCTTTGAGCATTGAAGAATATATCATCAAATATCTGAACGACGTTCTGACGGTGCCCTGTTATGGAAATGTGCCCGATCTGGGCACCGTAGAAAAATTCGTGACCGTGGAGAAGGTGGGCAGCAGCACTGCCAACCACATCCGCAAGGCCTCCATCGCGGTGCAGAGCTGGGCTCTGAGCCGGGCGGAGGCAGATAAGCTAAACGAGGAAGTCAAGCCCTGGATGGAGAGACTTATCGAGAAAAACGAAATAAGCCGCTGCCATCTGGACACCGACTACAACTACCCCGACCTCGTTCACAAGAGGGGCCGTTATCAGGCCCTCTTTGAGGTCGTTTTTGATTTGTGAAAGGAGTTAAAACCTTATGCCTAAAGTAGCAAACGTGAGCGCCGGCAAGCCCAAGCCCGCCGGTGCCGTATTCAGAGCCCCTGCAGGTACTGCCCTTCCCACCGACGCCTCCACCGCGCTGGACACAGCCTATGTGGAGCTGGGCTTTGTTTCTGATGACGGCATCAGCAATGCCAACAGCGCCGAGACCGACGATGTCTACGCATGGGGCGGCACGCCCGTGCTGAACGTGCAGAATGAAAAGAGCGACGAATGGACCATGACTCTTATCGAGTCTCTCAACCCCAACGTGCTCAAGACCGTCTACGGCGAGGAAAACGTCACCGTCAGCGGCAGCGCCATCACCGTAAAATCCACCGCAAGCCAGCTGGCCGAAAGCGTCTACGTCATCGACATGGCCCTGAAGGGCGGCGCTCTCAAGCGCGTGGTCATTCCTGTGGGTGCCCTCAGTGAGGTCGGCGAGATCGTCTACAAGGACGATGAGCCCATCGGCTACGAGATCACCATCAAGGCCATGGACGACGGCAACGGCGTGACCCACTACGAATACATCAAGCTGCCCGAGGGCGCTTCTGCCTGATAGGAGGTCAAAATGAAAAGAGGAACGACCAGCAGCGGCTTTTCCTATGAGTACGACGTCCAGAGACTGGACGACATGCGCTTTGTGGACGTTCTCAGCGTCATCATGGACGATGAGGAGCAGGAGTTTGACCGCCTGAAGGCCACATCCAAGGCCATGGAGATGCTTCTGGGCTGTGAGCTGAAAAATAAACTCTATGACCACATCGGCCAAAGCCACGAGGGCCGCGTGCCCTACATGGCCTTGCAGCAGGAACTGCAGGAGATCATGGCCGCGCCGGGAGAGGACGCTGAAAAAAACTGATGAGCCTTGCCTATATGGCAAGGCTTTCCCCAAACGCTCTGACCTGCGACTTCGCTGAGACATACCACATTCTGGACTGGCGAGCGCTACCGGCAAGGCTGGCGGCAACGCTGGCGGTGGGCCTCCGGGAAGACTCCCGGATAAAGCTGATCATCTCCGGAGCAAAAGCGCCGCCGGAGATCCTTCTGATGGCGGCGGCGGTGGACACCCTGCGGATCCTCGCATGGCAGAATACAAAAGACGGCGCAAAGGGCCGGAACCCGCCCGGCTCCATCCTCGAAAGCCTGACCGGGCAGGGAGAGGAAAAAGAAACGGAAGGCTTTGACAGCGTGGATGCGTTCAAAGCCTGGCGGGAAGACATGTTGAAAGGTGGTGGAACAGATGGCTGATCTTGGCAGCGCGTATGTGAACATTATCCCCAAGGCTCCGGGAATCGAGAACGAGCTGAAAAAGATGCTGGGCGACCCGAACTCGCCCCTTGGCACCGCCCTCGCCGCGCAGATGGAGGCGCTCGAGACCAACGACCTCGCAAAGTGGGCGATCGCCTACGCGAAAGACCACTACCTCC